AAAACCCGCACAGCCAATGCTGGAGCGGTTTGAGGGGCTGTAGAGAGGAGAGCCGACGACGAGACTCGAACTCGTGACCTATCGATTACGAATCGCAAAACGGACTCTGATTATTAGCAACTTACAAAGGTGTTGCGCGGGTGTTGCGTTTTAAGGGCGATATAGGCAACAAAAACGCCCCGACTTTTTAGGGTTCGGGGCGTGTTGATTGCTGTTTAATTTAGAGTCAGAATTGGAGGGGGTGACCTAAATGTCTAACCCGTTTTGCTTATAGAATTCCGACCCTGCATCTGGGTTGGTGTAGGACAAGCGGACATACTCTTTTTCAGTTTTTGTCAGAGACCGTTTGAGGTCATTCTCATAGTCTTCGATGGCCTCCTTGATTTCGGATTCTGTCTCACCGATGTCTTCGCTGAAGTCTGCTGGAAATCCACTCATTGTTTTGAATAATTAAATACGCCGTTGTCCAAAGAAAGTCTAATGATTTCACGGCCATTGGCGGCTTGGCCTTCCACATGCGCTTTTGATTTGTTTACAAACGAAACCCAATCGCTTGAAGTTCCTTTTCCTTTAAATTCCTTGAGGAAATTTTTTGTTAAATCCAGAGATGAGTGACCGACGGCCTCGTTCTTGATTGCGTTCCATGTCACCCAATGCAGCCCACCTGGATCGGCGTGGTTGCCAAGGTAGGCTTGTAGATCCGGCGAGGCATTGATGGCGGCTTGCGCGGCCCTGTCGATGCCGTTGTAGAGGGCGAGGCTGAATGCAGGGTTGTCGTTCTCGATGGTGCCGTAGTTTGCGTAGATGCCAATCGGGTCTTGTGGAATCCGCTTCGCATCGCCTGTGTATTGGAAGTAGTGCTGGTGCGTTGGGGAGCCTGTAGCCTGCATGACTGGGTCCATGTAGAGGTCAACGAAACGCCAGCGGTCCAGCACGGTACCCTTGATGCCGAATGTGAGGCCAATGAATCCCTGCACTTTGTTTTTGATGCCTGTGGCACCGTGCCCGAGGCTATTAAACTTGGAGCGCATATCGATGGCGGAATCGGTGGCATACAGGTCTGACACTTGCTTCCAGCGACCGTTGTGGTTCTTCAGCATCAGATAGAAAGAATTTGCGTTTGATGTGGCGTTGTTGCCGAGCTTTCCGTATTCCCCTTTGGTAGCTGTTCGGGCTTTGCCCACGATGGTTTTCCATTGTTCCTTTTTGAGTTTGAAGGTTCCATCAAGGGAGTTTTGAATTTGCTGGATGACCTCCGGCTGCAAGACAAGCCGCATCCACAGAGCCTCCTGATCAAGTGGCGGGAGTTGTTTGGAGAGCGTGCCCCATAGGTGGTGCAGTGCCGTGACAAACTCGGTGGGCTTTTCACCGATGACTTGGCGCATTTCGACAACGCTATCGAGCCCCGCCATCGCGGCATCCCGCGTGCCTGAGACCGTGCGCGGCCCATGGAATCCGCCATCCAGTAGGGCGATGAAATCCTTTGGCCGCTTGAGCATCATGTCGATGCCGCTCGGAGGGACAAGGATGTTTTTGGTGACGCCGGCGTCTCGCATGATTTCAGCGTATCCCTTGGGATCCGTAAATTTCAAAGGGTCGTTGGTAATTACTTCAGTTGCCTTGTTTACTTGTTCAATAGCGGCTACGACCTTAGCCCTGTCTTTTGCCGCTTCGCCGATGAAATCCTTGTTGCCGAGAGAGAATTTTGATTTTGCGAGTTGATAATTTGGAAGGGGAAGGTCGAAGTCTCCTGGCTGAAATTTCACTTCGGTATTATCGCGCAGCTTCGGAGTGATGCCCTCCTTTTGCTTGCCTTTTTTATCCAGCACAGGCTTGCCTTTGTCATCGAAAAGTTTCTCACGAATCATCACGCGGACGATAGGCACCGACTTCGCTTGAGGGATTGTCTTGGGCAGGGATTTTGCTGCCGTGGTAAAAAGCTGCGTCATCGAACCCGCCGGCATCTCGATGCCTTTGTCCGGCACCGCATCCGGCATGGCTTGGCCTTGGGGTGGTCTTGTTGTTCCTGACACAAAAATGTCATCTGGGTTGTCAGTGAGCCAAAGTTTTTTCCCATTGATTTCCGTGACTTTTGGATTCCTTAAAAAGGCTTCGACCACTACAGGGTTTGCGGGCTCGTTTGTTTTACTTGCGGCAACACGAAGGCGATCTCCAAGGTCTTTGGGGATCTTGTTTGCGATCTCGTCGAAATAATCTCCCAAGCTCTCAATGTCGTCTACATAGCTGGAATTGAATTCTGGCAATTCAGTAGAGTCTGCAAACCCATCCACCTTTAATCCGCTATCCATTCTGCCTGAGAGCTCTCGCATGACATCATTTGCCGAATCTACTGCGGACTGAGTAGAGTCAATTTTGTTAGATGCGTAGCCTTTTGCCGACTCGACATTATCGGTGAAAGAAAACCCACCTCGAGACAGACCGGAATTTCTTGCCCTATATTTCAGATCAAATTTTTGGCCCTTAAAGTCAGGGCTCCCATGATAAACTGGGCCAACCAATCCATTCCGTTTAGCTTCATCCGGCGTGATTGTGATATCCGGCATCGCTTGGCCTTGGGGATTGTATAAGGCGTCTTCTGTGGCTTTGGGTAATGATATGAGCCGGTCTCGAGAGTAGCCGGAAAGATCATTCATGTCAGTGATTGGAGATAATGACAGCTCGTCACCCATTTCGTGAGCTCCCCACATGCGATCTCCGTCGGACCAACGGCGGGCGACATCGAGGGCGCTGGATGGTTGTTCGCCGTGTTTCCTTAAAAAGGAACTCAACTGCCGATCTGTCATTTGTTCGATAGGCTTTAGATGTTTTGCATCCGGCATCGCTTGGCCGGTTGGCAGGTCTCTGGACAAGTCTGGAAGGGGGGTGGGGATTTCGGGGAGGAGGTTGTTGTTGGCCTTGTCGTAGTCGAAGTGGAAGCCTTGGCGTCCAGTGCCTACGGCGGCGTCTACGCGGTCGAGGCGGAACTGCTTGATGGCGCTGCTGGGGCCAGCGATTTTGCCGCTGAAGGGGTTTGCGCCTCGATTCATTTGGGTCGCGATGCCGATGAGGGAGTTGATGGCGTCGCGGCGTTTCTCGTCCATTTTGTTGGAGCCTGGAAGGTCGTTGCGGTGGTTTTCCATCCACTGCTTGAGGTCGGCCTCGATGAGCTTGATGTCGTTGTTGTAGAGACGGCCGATGATCGGGTCGCCGGCGTTGATGGCTTTGATGGCGCGGTTGCGGAATTGTGTGAGGTCTAGGACGGAGGCGAGGAGGTTGTTTTTTCCGCTGAGTTCCCATCCCCAGGGGATGACTTCGCGGGTGATGGCTTCGAGGTTGCCGAGGCGGTTGACTCGGAAGGCGCCGGTGTCTCCGCTGCCGATGGCGTGGTAGCGGACCTGCATGCTCTCGCCGGATGCTGCGGCGGCCTCGAACTGGCGAGCGAAGCCGCGTTGGTGTTGCGCGAAGCCGTTTAGGAAATCAAAGGTGGGCGGGAGGATGCGGCCTCGCACGGTGACGCGGCCGTCGGCTGTCTTCTTCGGGCCGAGTGCAGGATTGCTACGGTCGATCAACTTGGATCCTACAAGGGATTTGACCTGTTGCTGGCGCTTGAGTGTCTCGGCGGTGATGTCGGTCTGTTCGCGGAAGACGGCCTGTCCGGTGGCTGGGTCGATGCGGGCAAATTCATTGGCCATGACGCCGCTACCGTAGTCGTGGAAGGTGACTTGGGGATTGTTTGCGAGGTCGGTTGCTCGGCCTGTAGGGGCTACGCGCACGCCTCGGGCTTGGGTCTGCTCTGGGTGGTTGATCCAGTTGCGGTAGTTGTTGAGGTATTGGTCGAGCTGTTTTTTGAGGACAGGATCGGTCGCTAGGATGGGGTTCGCCTTGAAGAGCGGGTCCGGCTGGCCGGTGACGGGGTCGATGCGGACGCCGGAGATCGAGAGGGCGTTGGCTTGGGCTCCGAGGAAGTTCTCCATGCTGCCGAGCCATGATCCGTCTGCTGGGAGGTGGCGGCGGATGCCGGCAAAGTCCATCGATTGGCTGGCTTGACGGAAGTCCTCGGCAAAGATTTCGTCTCGCGCCCAGTCGAGGGGATCCATGTCGCCTCGGAGGAGGCCAGATTGGCCGAGCTCGTCCATCTTCGCGGTGATTGCGGCAGGAGTGACGGGGAAGTTTTGCCCAGGGAATTTGGCTGCATTTTCGTTTTGGATCATGGCGGTCGCGTATTCGCGGCCACGGGCTTCCACGCCGACTTGGGTATAGCGGCGGGTGGTGAAGGAGCGAATGGTATCGGCTTGGGCGCTGCCGAGGGCTCCGCTCTTGAGCAGGGCGTGCCCGAGTTCGTGCGGCACGATGCCGTCGCGTTTGGCGTCGAGGTTGACAAAGACACGGGCCTTTTCTCCTGGGGCGGCTTGGACGTAAAGTCCAGCAGCGCCTGCTCCGCCGAGGGCTTGGGTATTAGAATCAAAGTCTGCTTTTCCCAGCGGAACGAAATCCACCTTGTCGCGGAAGAATCCCTGCATGGCGGCGAGGTCGCCGAGTTGTTGCGTGGAGTAGGTCTGAATTGTTTTGGTGACATCGCCGCCGGCGAGCTCGACATCCATGAGCATGCGGGCGGTGTCAAAGGCGCGGGACTCGGCGCGGCGTTGCTCGAGGCCGGTGAATCGGCCACCGGCTCCGCCTACGGCTCCAAATCCAACGCCGAGGCCAAGCATGTTGGCGGCGGCTTTTTCTTCGTCGGCATTGAGGGCGAGGGCAACGAACGGCGCGTTGGCGACGGCGCCCTTGACCGCTCCGGTGGCGACGGCAGAGGCTCCGCGCACGCTTTGGACGATAGCGGGGGATGCCAGTGCGTCGGCGATGGCGCGGGTCTGCTTGCCGAGTCGCGGGTCGGCAGCAAGCCGAGCGGGGGTGGACTCGATGGGGCGAAATCTGGTGGGGTTCTCGAGAGCTTCGCGTACCAAGGACAGCTCGGAAAATGCCTCGAGCTTGGTGGCGACGGAGACTTGCGCGATGTCGTCAAATCCCTCGCCGGCATCCGAGGCAACGCGCAGGATCGTGGCCGTGGGGCCAGAGATTTTCTGGACCGTGCGCAGGACACCGAGACCCGCTCGGTAGCCTATGTAAGCGCCGCCGATGATCTTGGCCGCGTCCTGTGCTTGGGAGACTCCTGGTATATCGCTATCCAAACCGAATACACCTCCACCGATGCCGCCAGCGGCAGACCACTTTGCCATCTTGATCTGGTTTTCTGGCGTGATCTTTGTGCCTTTTTGGATGATCTCTTGGAATTTTGCGGCACCAGTTTCCATGCCAGCGATGCCTTTGGCTGCGGCACGGTCAAGCACGCGGGCTGCTCTAGCACCGCCAGCTTTAGTGAGACGGGAGAGGCCAAGCGTCTTTGCGCCAGCGCTCAGAGGGACGCCCATTGTGGCGATGTTGGTCGGCTCAAGAAGGCCGCCAGCCAGCTCCGAGGTGGCCTGCATGGGTTGCTCTGTTTGATTGCGACCTGTGGTGATGCGGGTGATAAATTCGGTGGGGGCGGTAGTAGATGCGACCCACTCTTCAAGTTCTTTCTGCCGTGAGCGCTCCATGAAAAATCGGTCGAATTCTTCGTCCTTGAGGTCTTCTTCGGTGACGGCGCGAACAGATCGGCCTTGCCCTGCTGCGATTTGTTGCTCTCCAGCGAGCACCTCTGCATCCGAGCGAAGATGCCTGTTCCGTAGGAGAGGGTATACAAACTCGCCCGTTTGCTCGTCGCGGCCGATAGGCACTTGGGCACTCGTCTGTCGGATCCAGCGAGTCACATCGTTGGTGTTGCGCCAAGATTTCTTGGCAATGGCTTTCATTGTCGCAGGGGATCTTGCGAGAAATTCGCCTGAGTCATCCGATATTTCGTGGATCGTATCGCCGATGGTTTGCAGGAAGCCTTGAGCGCCCGTCGCCGCGTTTTCGAGCAGCCCTGGTATTTTCCCTTGCGATTTCAGTCTGGCCTTGAGTTGCTTGGCCTCGAAGTATTCGTCGCGGGTCGGAATGTAGGTCGGGTCGTCGTAAACGGAGGCGACTATTTTTTGATCGATTTCGTCGGGCGTAAATTTTGGGACGCTTTGATCGTAAAAATCAAGTTCTTCTGGAGTATAAGCTCGGCCCGCCTCGAGTTTTGCGACGGGTCCCATAGCGGGACCGCGAGACGGCTCTGGAATGGAAAAAGGAGTCCCGTCCCCGACGGCCAACTCGGGTGAGCCTGTTGCTTCAGGCGCTGTTGGTGCGCTTGCTACGGGGGCAGCAGAGGCGGTGCGGGAAGTTTCTGGATTCTCGACCGGCAGCTCGGCGGCCGCCATGGCATCGAGTTCCTCGACAGTGTATTTCCTATCGGGGGAGAGAGTAAGTTCGGCCATCGGGATTTAGTATTAATTTTTGACCACCAGGATAAATGCGAACAGGGGGTAGCTGCTGGGATTGCGCGGGGGCGGCTTGAGGTTGGGCGGCCTGCTGTGCTGGCGCTTGGGACGGAGCGGATCCGGTCATGCCTTCGATGCGGGACTTGGCATCGAGGAGGTATTCCTTCCAGATCGTGTCGTTCTGGTGCAGGCGGGGGCTCATGCCTTTGAGGAATTTCAATTCGTCCTGGGAGACGGGCTTGAGGAATTTGGTGAGCTCAAGCACGTCGTTATTGACGAGTCGCTCGAGTTCGGCGCGTTGGGCAGATCGTTGCTCATTGAATCCGCCGGCATCCAGCATTTCGCCGGCCGTGCCGTCGAATTTTCCTACAAGAGGCTCTATGTTGACATAACCTTTTGCTTTGGGGTTTGTGTATTTGTTGATTTTGTCGAGGACGAGGCTCTTGCGCGTGTTGAGCTCGGCTTGTTCCTTCGCCTTGGCGATGGTCTCTTGCTCTAGCTTGCCGATATCGAGTTGGGTTTTGCGTGCCGACAACTGAGCTGCGGATGCTTCCGCTTGAGCTTTTGGCGTGGACTGCTCGATGAGGCGGGTATTGAAGGTCTCAACGAATTCAGCAGCAGCCTGCGGGGTGTATTGGATGCCCTGCTTCATGTTTCGCAGGAGTTGCTTTTGCGAGTCCGGCAGTCGAGCGAAATCCTCGTCGGATTGCACGACGATGCTGCCAAAGTCAAAGCTGTTGCCTTTGGATGCCTTGGGAGGCGGTTGAGGCACGGCGCCGCCGATATTGTAGTTCTCCGCGAAGGTGATGAGGTCGGTGGATTGGGGGGCGTCCATAATGATTATTTGACGTACTGGTATTGGACACCGCCGGCAGGGTTGGCCTGCTGGGCTGGTGGGGTATAAGGCTGCTGATTTGCCGGCACTTGGTTTTGAAGTTGGGCTTGGGTTATACGGTTGTTTTGCGCGTTGTATTGCACCCCATACATCCATTGCTTGAGGTCGTGATCCATGAGGGAATCTGCCGTGGAGACGATGCCTTGACGCTTGCCGAGGGGCATGGAGTCGAATTTGTCGATGGTGTCTTGAGAGATAAGATTACTGCCGTCGGATTTTTTGATGCCTTTGAGCATGTCGAACTTGGCGTTGGCGCCGTCCGAGGCGATGCGGTTTTCTTGAGATTTCTGCATATTATTGCTGACCATGCCCATTGCTGTATTGAATGAGGAGGTGAGGGAGTTCGTCATATTCTCCGTCCCGCGAGCGCGGATGGCGGCGGCGTTATTGGATCCTGCGGCGTAGATTTCGGCGGAGCGGTCGGTGACGGTGGGGGCGTATTGCATTTTATTTAGGGGGTCAGGAGTTGGGTGTTGAGGGTAAGTGCTACGAGATCCATGGATGCGCCGGTGGCATTGTGCCAATCGCGGGCGGCTTGGCGCAGGGCTTCGCGTTGGGCGTGGGTGTACCACTGCTCGTCCGTCCACTTGTGCTTGGCCATCCACTCTTCGGCTGCGGATGTTGTAGAGATACCGAGGCGATTCCACATGCGGGTGCTGGCGGCGTAGATGTCTTCGGCGCTGGCGACGATGCCGAGGCACTGCGCGAGTTCCGCGATAAGGCAGAGGTCGGTGGAGGCGTCGCGGTCGGCGTGGCTGGCGTAGTGGTGGAGGCGCTTGCCATCGCCCACAGGAAGATCGTTTGAGAGTAGGGCCGTGAGATTCGCCGTGTGGATATGCTGCGGGATGTCGCGGAGCTGTGGAGCGGCAACGTGCTGGGCGTGCCGTATCGCTTCCTCGGCATCGAGCGCCTTCTGGTCGCGGTAGTTGTCTTTGAGCAGGTCGGCTATAGCTCCCAGGTCTCGGCGGAGGCGAGGCCAACTGCGCTCGACGTAGTAGATCGAGCGGGCGGCGGCGAGCAGGCTAGGCAACTCGGCGGCGGCGAGCAATCCATCGGCGACAAGGCACTCGGCAGTGGCGCGGATGTTGACGATAGGGATCGAGATGGCTCGGTAGCCATCCTCGCCGTGGCCGTGCGCGAGCGCGACATCGGCATCGTCCGTGCAGGATTCGTCGGCATACCAACCGGCGATGATTCCGACCGGCTCGGCTCCGTAGCGAGCGCACTCCACAGCACGGAGCGCCCCGAGGCTTCCTGCCCCTATCACTCGGCACCCTCGCTCGAGGGCGAACAGGATTTCCTTGTGCCAGGGAGAGAGGCTTTGGTGAAAGAGTCCGTCGATAAGGATGAGCGTATCCGGCCCCTCTGTGGCAGCGGCGGCGATGTCGCCTTGCTGGGCGGGTGGCCGTAGGTCGGCATCGGCGGGGATGTTGCTGGGGCGTGTGGGGCCAAGGAAGATTTTCATACGAGGCGGGCGCGGGGTCCGCGCTGAGAATAGTCAAATTTATATCCCTCCAGAGTGGGGACGATCACTCGCACCACGGAGCACGGGTAGTCGTGGCTGAACTCATAGACGAGCGGTTCCGGTATGCCTGCGGCATCGAGCGCGGCACAGAGGGTGTCTATGTCGGCCTCGAAGGTATCGCTGGAGCGGTCGGCGTGGGCGTTGGCCGACGTGATCGGGTGGCGGTAGAGTTGCGCCAGCATGGCGGAGTTATCCGCCGCCTTTACCTTCTCGAAGCGTTCGTGGAGAAAATCGTCGCGGGATCCAGCAATCCAGACGGCGCGAGCTTGGATGGTCTCGGTGAGAGCGCGGGCTTGGGCTACGGCGGGGTCGAGGTGTGCGGCGTAGCCTTTATTGATGCCGTGGCCGTTCTCGCAGTCGATGAGGTAGCAAATGTAGGTGGGGATCCCAATGTCGCTGGTGACATCGAGGAGGATAGGAGTCACATCGGCATCGCGGATGGTACGGACGAGGCGGGCGACGGTACGGTCGGTCACGGTATCTAGGTCCACTCGGGGAGATGCGGCGCAAGCTCCCTCATAGGTTCTGCCGAGACCATCGGAGAGCGTAGCGGATCCAGAATAAGCCACCGCATTTTTACCCTGGGCGATAGCGGTCGCATCTCGCTCGATACACTCGTAGAGCCCCCCAGCGACCGCCTCGGCATAGGTATTGCCAGAGGAGAGGCCGTTCGAGGTCGAGGCCCATGGGGTCGCCGCAAGAGGGAGTCCGGCTGGGTGCCTTGCTTGGAGAGAGATAGCGCAAGCTGGGACGTAGCGGGCCTTGCCGCTTTGCAATCCATAGACCTCTACCCAAGGTTGAGGGATGTGGGCATCGACTACGGCTCCAGAGAGGAGCGGGAGACGTGTCTCCGCAGCGTCGCCGAGCTGCGCGGCGGTAGCCATGATCGAGCGCACAGGAGCGGTCTCACCCACATGGCGCTCGAAGCCCTCCATCATGGCCGAGCATTTCGCTGCGGCAGGAGTAGCTCCTTTGCCGCTATCCACCGCGAGCACGATGGCGTCGGGGCGGATGCACTGGGCCACACAGATCCCGATCCGGTCGAGGCCGGTGATCTCAGCCAGGCGCGTGATGCCTGCGGCGTGGAAGTATGGGCGCATACGAGCGAGCGTCTGCTCGGGTGTGCAGGCGCGTTGGGCTCCGTCGATGCGGACCTTGGTTACTTCCAGGCGATTTCCAGCGAACGTAGTAGGCATCGGGTAATAAATCTGCGGACGGGTGTGGTGATACGGGTGGCGATAGCTGGGCCGTACTGGCAATAGAGGCGGATCGTTCGGTCGCTGGCGCTACGCAGCATCGCACGGCGGTAGAGCATCCAGCGCGAGGTCGATGTACCGAAAGCTGCACGGGCGACCCAGCACGCTGCTGCGGCCGCTCCGATGACAGCACTCGCTCCAATGGCGGAACCTTGTAGGCCCATATTGGCAGCATCGCTGCTGGCCTTGGCCCCCATGTAGGCTGTCTGGAGGCTGGCGTTGTTGTTTTGGACCGTGTTCCAGCGGGAATCGAGCATCGAGGCATTCACTCCAGCCACATTTCCCGCCATTTGCGTAGCGTTGTTGTAGGTGTTTCCGATCATCTGTCCACTTTGACCAAGTGTGCCTTGACCAATGCCGAAAGCGGGATTTACTGCTCGCATGGTCGGATCGGTAGCGATATTGGCTTGAGCTATATTCAGACCAATCCCAGCTGCGTTTTGGTAGGCTCCCGCTTGTTGCCCATAAAGATTCGCAGACTGCCCTAACTGTGTCATAGCATAGTTGCCACGCGATATTTGCGAGTTAATGTCGTTTTGGTTTGCGTTTTGCAGGAAGGCTCGATTCATCTCGACCTGGCGTTGGTTGGCGTCTTGGTTAGCCAAACTGCTTTGTTGGTCATATCCCGCTTGACTGAGCGCTTGCGATTTTGCGGCATCGTAGGATGCCGCAGAGGCCCCTTGTTCAAACTGGGCATTACTGAGGCCGAGTTGCATGTTTGTATTTTGGTTTGCAAGACCAGCTTGCAAGGCTCCTTGTTGTTGGAACTCCTGCGCCCTCGCGTTAGCAGCTTGGTTGAGTTGTCCAGCTTGAAGACCAGCTGATTGATTTGCCAATGCCGCTTGTTGCGCGAGTTGGGCGTTAGATTGCCCCAAAGATAGCCCTGCCTGTTGGTTTGCCAGAGCTGCTTGCATCGCCATCTGGGCGTCTTGAGAACCGGCTCGGAAACTAAAATCTTGGTTTGATAGTCCGGCCTGCTGGGCATACCCCGCCTCGGCAATAACCCGTTGTTGCGCGTTTTGGTTGTCTGTGAGTCCGGCTTGCTGAGCGAACTGAGCGTTTTGCATGGCCCGAGATTGCGCGACCGATTGATTGGACAAAGCGGCTTGCTGGGCACGTCCGGAATTAGAATCCTGTCTGCCCATGTAGGCTTGGTTTGCTGCTTGCTGTATGCCAGTGGACTGCTGTAGCGCTCCGCTTGCAAATGAGCGTCGCTCGTTTTGTCGTTGAGTTGCGTAGCGGTCGCGGTTGAGCATTTCGCCTGCAAGCGCTGAGTTGCCTGTTGCCATGCCTCGGGCAGCGAATCCCGAGCGAGCAGATTGAGTGGCATCGCGCTGTTGTTCCGCCGAGAGAGAGCGCCCTTGCGCTAGTTCTGCTGCGGCTTGTTGCTGGAGTTGGCCTGATAGTCCACCTCCGCTGGCTTCGCGCATGAGGGCGTTTTCCGCTGCGCTGGCTTGGATGTCGCTGGAGCGCACATCTTGCACTCGACCGACTCGGGCAGATTGCATAGGCCCAACACCAGATACCCGCGTGCCTGCCACGCGCTCTGGGGTTCCAGTAGAAGCTGCTTGCACATTTGCTACAGCTCCAGCTTGAGCGGCATTGATTTGTTGAGCGCGGATTTCTGCTGGGCTGTAACCTCGCGGCCCACTCACATCAGCGACAGGACCGGCTTGCGCTGCTTGCATACGACCTATATCAGAGACTCTCGCCGCCGAGACTTGATCGGCTCGTTGCCCCATGGCGCTGGCTCCCAGGCTGGCAATCTGCCCATCAAGCGCTGTAGGCCCTTGAGCAAATTGTTCTGCATTCTGACTTAGATCATTGGCTCTAGTGGCGACCCCACCGATACGATCTCCTGCCGCAATGAGATTCTCAGTTTGTCCCGCAGCACCTTCCAGAGCCTTATTGGCATTATCTGTGTAATCATTATTTAGTATTCCAGAAAGCTTAGAAATCGTCCCAAGCTGAAGCGCTTCCAGTTTTGGGTAGGCTTTGATCTGCGCTTCCAGTTGTTTATTGTATTGAGTTATGGCTGATCGGTTAGCTTGAGCCATGAGCGCCCCGTAGTCCACGGGTTGCGCTTGTGGAGGTGATGCTTGTTCCTTGGGCTTTGATGGACTTCCACCCATTACGATAGCCTCACTTTCTGAGCCAGCGTATTCCACCGGTAGGCATGGATGCGGAAAGTATTGCGGCGGCACCAGGCGGCCCAGGGTTGAGGGCGGGTGGCCACTCGGAGGAACTCGGCGATGGGGTTGGCGTGCCCAGTCGCGGCGGCGAGCGGGACGAACCAGGCGTTGGGGGGCAGGTTGTGGGTCATGGTATTAGTCTCGGGGTCGTAGTGGGATTCGTGGGCGAGGAGGAAGACGGATGGCGTGGAAAAAACAAGACCATGGCGCAAATGCCAGCCGAGGATCTCCTCGAAGGGCTCCGTGCTGTGCTCGCGCTGCCACGCGATGGCTTTGTCAAAGGGGGTCATTATGCGCCACCGAAAAATATAACATTCAACACTTTGGGGTTGGCTTCGACGCTGTTGTAACCCGTGCAGAGGATCTCGCAAAAAGTTGCTTGTTGCGTGGTCGGGCTGATTGATAGCGCGTCTGGATTCACCGCGCTTGAAATGCCGCTCGCTACAGACACATAGTCTGTTGTTGTAAATGTACTTGAAAAATAGACGCGATACTTTCCAGGCGCAAATTTTCCAACTTTTGAAATGTTAAACTTTCGCAAAACCCTAGCCACTTTTATGATTTGAGTTGTAATTCCTGAGGCGGGGATAGTTGCTCCAGATATAGTGAAGTCGAATGTGTTTGCAGTCGCGCCAGATACAACCCACGTCCCATTTAGATAATTGTGAGGGGATACTAAATCGATACCAGTTGTTTGGGAAAAAGTCACAAAGTCACCATCTAATACCCCGTGGGCTGTTCTAGTGACGCGCATCACCGTATCGCTCACTTTGGAAAATGTAGTGCCACTTACAGGCAGATCAGTGATACTGCCATTGACTGAACACCACCCCGACGCAAATTGGTTCGATCCGTTCTGTAGTTTAGCCGCCGTGATCGTGCCATCCCCGATCTTCGCTGCTGTCACAGCCCCATCGGCGATCTTTGCCGTTGTCACATTGCCATCGGCGATCTTCGCCGTTGTCACATTGCCATCCGCGATCTTCGGGGTCGTGACGGCTAGGTTATTGATCGCAGTAGTGGCAGATACATTGGCGCTGCCGTTGAATGCAGTCGTCGTGCCGATCACATCGCCCGTCAGAGCTATTGTGCGAGAGGTAGTCAGCGAGGACGCCGAGCCCGTGATATTGCCCGTGATAGTACCGGCAGAAAAATTTCCCGACTCATCTCTTACGACGATGGTATTAGGCGTCGATACGCTTGTGGCCGCATCTAATTTCGATTTGTCTGTGGACGCCATAAATCCAGCACTCGAAGACGTCGCCGCCGTATGCGTGTGATTGCCTTCAGCCAACGTGCCTGCCGTTGTCCCAATATTTAGCGCAGCCGCACTACCGATGCCTAGATTCGTGCGTGCAGCAGCAGGCGTAGTAGCGCCGGTGCCACCATTGGCTACGGCCACCGTGCCACTCACATTCGTAGCAGTGCCAGTGAGATTGGCCGTGATCGTTCCAGCCGCAAAATTGCCTAACCCATCACGAGCCACCACTTCGTTTGCGGTATTTCCAGAGGTGCCAAAGCTCGCCCAGGATGGAGGAGCCGCGCCATTTGTTCTCAGCACTTGCCCAGGCGTGCCAGCCGAGAGCATTTGAGTCGTTCCACCCGCAGATTGATACGGCACCGTCCCAGCGCTACCGCCAGTCAAGTTGGTAGCATTCGTGGATGTTGCGGAGAGTGTTTGCCAGCTTGGCGCAGCGGCCGGTCCATTCGAGGTCAGCACCGAGTTAGCCGAGCCGATGCCTATTTCGTCCACCTTGCCAGTGGCATTGCTGTGAAAGACCTTCCACACTCCCGCCGTGTGGTCGCTGGCAGAGGTCATGCTGTGCGATTGAGCGTGCAGGCCCGTATGCGTGTGGTTGCCCTCCGATACCGTACCGGCCGTGGTGCCTGTGTTGAGAGTGGCGGCATTACCCAGGCCGAGATTCGTGCGAGCGGTAGAAGCATTCGTCGCTCCCGTGCCTCCATTAGCTACGGCCACCGTTCCACTCACATTCGTGGCCGTGCCAGTTAGATTAGCGGAAATGGTATTGGCTACAAAGTTGCCACTAGCATCACGAGCGACGATGGCATTGTTTTGCCAAAGCGGCGTGGCCGTGGTGGCAGAGTTCGAGACCTTGCCTGCGGTGGCGATAGTCGCCAGCTTGGTATCGGCGATGGCCGCACCGGTTGCAATATCGGCGTTGGCTATATTGGTGACGCTGGCGGAATCGACCAGTTGGTGGAGCGCGGCCGGAGTGACGAGATCGCCATTTATGAATGTTTTGCCTTTGGTTACGTTTGCCATAGAGAGTTAGTTAAGGGTACGAGTGTTGGCGGCGGCGTATTGTGATTGCGTGGACTCCACTGAGATTTTGCGTAGCACGGGTCTCCCCGTGATCGTGCGGAACCGCAGATCGACGGAGGTAGCCTTGCATCGCATCGGCGCCTTAAGCGTGTAGTCCTCCGCCTCGTCGCTAGTGTTAGCGAGGGCCGCGACTTGAAAGTCATTATCAAAGTCCACCGTGACCGCATCGAGCGCACAGGAGGACTCCGGCGCAAGGAGGACACTCGCCTTCGAGCGCACAATCCTCTTCGCATCCAGCGTGCCGAAGGCGTAGCTGCGAGTTTGCAACAGACCATCGACGGGCGTGTAGGCGTCGTCCGTATTTGCATAAGGCACATCGTCGCCACGTTCATTTTCGTCGAGGAGGAATAACGTGCCACTGCGTGCTGCCGTGTGGAGGCGGCGTTGTTTGTTGAAATCCGCCACGATCAGCTCATCTAGGGCCACCGAATACGAGTCCTTCGACTCCCATTGTTGGTTCAGCGCATTCCAGATGAACATCGCGTTATTGTTGAGCGCGCTGTCGCCTATCGGCACAGCCAGGTAGTAGCGGTTCGCCCACCACTTAGCCGTCGCCTTGTATACTTGCGTCGGGTTGATCTCTTCCATCTGGTCCGAGATAGTGTCCGAGAGCGGCTGAGTATTTGCGCGGAGTTTTAGATCGAGCTGGGTATCCAGCCGGTAAACTCCCGAGTCCGATAAAAAAAAGACAAACTGCCCCGCCGTCACTATCGACCGCCGAGCCACGCACCCGATCTCGTCCGTGAGGAGAGTGATGCGACTCACCGCCGCATCCACCGTGAACTCCGTCGCATTCGCATTCGACACATCGGCCAGATTGGCAAGCCAGATCGAGTTGCGCATAAATATGAGCGCCTGCCCCTCCACCCACGGATGCAGCGCCACCAGGTAGTCGTTGCTGCCTTGGTTGGCGCGGAAGGATTGGAAGAAGGGATCGTAGAGGTCGGGGTCCAGCACATCGCTGATCGCCACCGTATCGCGGCCGTCGGGGATCCACAGGCGGTTGCCAATGTAGGCCGCCCAGCCCACCGAGCGCATCCCCTTGTACGTTGCGTGCGCGGGCGGTATGCCGCCCTCCGCTTTTTGAAAGTGAGTTGTCGACCCGTCCCACCAGAGCGGAGGCTTGACCCGCCGCACCGTTGCCCCACCGGACGAGAGGGTGCCACTAGGCACAGCAACCGTAAAAGCATTTGCCGTCACAGGATTGATCACATCGAATTCATGGCCGGCAAATGCCGCCTCATCGCCATTTTCAATCCGCACACGCATACCGGCAGAGTATCCATGAGCCGCAACATTTACCGTCGCAGCCGTTCCAGAGACCACTATGCCAGCAGTGTTCACCTCACCCCACCCAGGCAGAGTGGCATCCGCCTCGCGCAGCAGATAGAACCGGTTGAATGCTTGTATGCAAGTCGCTTGGTCGCTCTGTTCCAATAGCTCTTGGATCGACGCTCCTGGGAACGAGAGATTGATCTCCTCGATATTAGCCACATCTTGCCGGTACAGAAACGCCGACGACGGCCCGCACAGGACAATGTATTCATTCGCGTCGAAATAGTTGGGCGACGAAAAAACGCCACTCGCTAGGATGCCCCCCGAGTACGAGGTTCGGATTTTTGCATTTGCGTCGAGGATAAATGGCAGCACCAGTGGTTGTGCTCCAGACGAGATCTCATCGCCCAGCCGCTTCGCGCCCTTGCGCGTCTGCGCGACACCTCGGTCCAGCCGCATATTTTCGCACCGCTGCACCATCCCTGGCTGGAGCTGGAGCGGGTTGAGCCGCGACGCCATGCCGATGAATCCGGCATCTCCTTCTACTATGGGTTGGTCGTCGAGCATCTAGTTGTAAGTATGCGGGAGCGTGTCAAGCCCCTCTCGGGTGGATGCGGATAAAGTTTCGCGCGATGGATTTTGGTCGCGTCTTGCGCCAGACCCCATCACCCGTCGCGCTATCGCGATCCCCTCGCCCATTCGTGTTGCCCTCGATCGTGATGAGCTTGTCGTCCGCATCGAACTCCACGATCCCGACGTGAGAAAAATCAAATACCACGATATCGCCAGGGTGCGCCTGCGCCGTGTCGGGGTGGATGGATACCGTCTTCGGGCGGGCTTTGGCCCAGTCGAGAAAACCATACGCCAGCGCCGTCTTCGGCCGCCACTGGTCCGGCGTCGAGACTTGCAGCCCCAGCCAACCCGCCACACCAGGCTCCGCCAGCCACTTCGACACGCACCAATCCACAAAGGCCGCGCACCAAGGCCAATCGTCGGGCGCAAGATTCGTCGCCCGCTGGAAAGCGCGGATTGCGTTGCCGCAATTATTCCCGCCCTCCTCGCGAGTCCCGATCTGCCTCGCAGCTACGGCAACGAGTCGGTCAATCATTTGGAAGATGTCGGCATCGGTAGCTCATAACACAGGGTGCCGTAGTCGGTACGCAGGCACACAGAAGGGTTGCCGTAGCCCCCCGCGCACCCGCTTAGAAGCAGGGTCAGGAAGCCAGCGAAGACGCTCAGGATGATGATGAGGGCGTTAGATTTTGGGCTCACGGCGGAAGACCTCGATGAGTCCCAGCACCGCGATCACGGCGCTAGAGATGGCGTTGAGTTGCGCGGGGTCGATGGCGTAGCCGCAGAGTCCTGCGAGTATCGCCAGACCGCGAAAGGTGGACGGCTCTTTTAATCGTTGGAGTAGTGTGTTCATGGGGTGGGGTTGGGAGTTTTAAGGTTAAAGTTTTAAGTTTTAAGTTTCATTCCTTCGGCGGCACGTCCCACTTTCGGAGGATGACGATGAAGGATGCGATACCCACCGCGCAGCCGATGATGAGCGAGGAGACGCGCAGCCACGCCTCGATCTCCGGCAACAACGAGACCGTGATCCCGCTCGCCGTAGCGAGCAAGCCGGTCAGAGTGGCGTTGAAGTGTTGGTGGTCCATTTAGCTGAGGGCGGCGGCGAGTTGGGCTCCGGTGGTTGCAACCGTGCTCGCTTGCGCGAGGCGGTCCGTATTGAGTAGGTCGGTTTTCGCTTTGATCGCGGCGACATCGCTGTTGGCTGGCGCTGTGTAGGCGCTGCCTGCGAGGCGGCTGCTCACCGTGGCATCGAGGTTCGCCAGTTTGGTGCTGTTGGAATCCATCTCCTGCCGGATGGCTGTGACTGTAGGTGCTGCGCTCGGAGCCGTATACCCACTTGTTGCTAACCGTGTGCTCACGGCGGCGTCCACCCGAGCGAGTTCGGTAGATAGCTCCGATCTCACAGCGGCGGCATTGGCAACGGCGGTCGGCGGTGTTGTCGGGGCTGTGTAGGCGCTCGTTGCGAGTCGGCTCGATACCGTGGCGTCCAGATTAGCGAGCTTTGTGCTGTTGCTATCCATCTCGGCGCGGATTTGGACGGCTGTCGGAGCGTTGCCTGCGCCAGAGATTGGCGAGTCAATGCGGGCCAACTCCACGGCTAACTCGGCGCGGATCGCGGCGGCGGTGAGGACTGCCGTGCCGGTGGTGGCGTCCGTCAAGACTCCCAGACTAACCGAAGACGGGCTCGGCACTCGAAGCGTGCCGACATTGGCTCCGCTGGCGTAGGTAGTGCCAAATCGCACGTCGGCAGGGGAGGCTTGGCCGAGGTTATTATCGGCGGTGAACATATCGACATACGTTGACGATCCGTTGAGAGCATAGCGGGTCTTGGCAACCAATGGCGCGGGACTCATTCGGAATTTCGGAGAAGAAACTGCCGCCATTCCATTGGCTGCCGAGATGAGCGATCCGCTCACTATAACGACCGCCAATACGTTGGTTGATGAGATTCCGTTTGCCATATTCGTGGCCGTGATGTCGCCCGATGACGTTATTGATCCCGTCGAGGCATTAAATACTCCTGCCAATACGTTGGCATTGATCGTTGAGGAGTTGAGGATTAATGATCCCGTCGAGGCATTATAAATGCCATAGCCACCACCAGTCGCCGCGCCTGTAATAGTGCAGCCTGTAGTGGTTATTGAGCCTCCGAGGGTATTGCGTATTCCGTGCGAAGTGGCATCATAAGTCCCGCCTGTAATGGTGCTACTATTCACCGTCACCGATCCGCTCGTGCCAGAGTTGCTGATGCCACCGTTATTTCCCCCGAACACTGACCCGTTGGAAAATGTGACGCTTCCATTTGCCTCATTGCCTATTCCTGCCAAATACCCAGCCGAGGCAGTTACCCCACTGCAAATGACCTGCCCTGTTGAGGTGTTCCGTATTCCGCCAGTGACGCTTCCCGGCACAATCGTTCCGGAAGTCATTTGTATGATACCCGTGCTGGAGTTACTGATACCCCATGAGTCAGAGTTAAACGTGCCGCCACGGACATCGCTCGATGCCGTTAAATTAACCGTGCCTGCTCCTGTATTGCCTAGTCCGTAAGCCCCGAAGCATTGCCTCCTGCAATGGTTACCCCAACTCCACTCAGAGTTCCCGACGACGAAAATAAAATAGACCGAGTCGCTCCAGTAAAAGCCGAACCTACCGCACGGCAACCCGTGAGTGTGGTCGAGGCCGTCCCACTCACCGACAACGCTGCCGTTGATCCCGCCATGATGAATGCGCCAGTGATGTCGAAGTTAGCCGTAAGCGCGAACCCGCCGCCTGTTGCGATAGTCAGAGGCGTATTTACAAAAGTGAGGAGCGCACCCACTCTACGAGCCGTGCCAGTGGTCGCAGTTCCTGCGTTGATAGCTTGAAAATATGTTCCAACCGTGTTGGCAACCACTACGGCGGTTCCTGCGTTGGAGCCAGCCGCAATGCAGTTTGCCGTGAGCGCAAAGTTGGTCGTGCCGACCGATACGATTTGGTAAATTTGTCCAGCGATAAACGATCCGCTGGTGTCCACGGTCGAGCCTGTAAGGTCAATGGATTGATCGAGTGCGACGGTAAATCCGTTCGCGTAGACGGTGTCGTTGAGAGATGGCACTACGCCACCTGTCCATGTTCCCGTTGCGCTCCAGTTCCCGCTTGCGGCTGCTTTTATGACGGCCATATTAAAATCCTTTCGAGTTGATGAATTTTTGAAGTGCTGCTTGCACCTCGCTTACGGCAAGCCGCTCGGCAGCGTCTGCCGAGGCCAGTGAGCCGAATAAAATAGTGCGACCATGATCCTGCGCGGCAATGCAATCGTCGGCCTCAAATCGGATGGGCGTCAGGGTGAGGACAACCGAGGCGTCCGGTTGGTCTGGCGCTTCGTAGCGTCCAGAGACGGCCAACGTCATGGCGTAGCGGTCGTAGGATTTGCCGTCGATTTGGAGTGGTGTGGTAGCGTTCATAGGTTTATGCGTAAGTGAGGTTTGTTTTGTTTGAAAAAGCGCCGGTGGCGGTTTGAGTCGCGGTGGCGTCGCCCGCCGCATTGGTCGTAATGCGGTAGATTGTCCAGGCGGTGGCGTTGTCCGCCGAGCCAGAGTTTGGGATGTCCGACTCAGCCAGACGGCCGATGTAAAGGTAGTTGCCGCTCACGGCGGCGGAAAAAAGGTAAGCCTCTGCCGCACCGCCCGCGCCAAGCGAGAAGACCGTGCCGCTTGCATCTTTGCTGAACAGGATGCGGTCGGGGAGGTTAATGGCCAACTCCCCCACAGCGAGTTGCTGTGCGGTCGGCACTCGGCCTGCGACGGAGGTCCGCTTGGTCAGTAAGGTGGGCATGGTTTAAAAAAAGAGAGGAAAAAAAGGGGCTCCGTAGCGGTGGCGCGGACGAGCCGCACCACCGCACGGAGGGGGAGGGTCTAGAAGCTGCCGCCGTCGATTTCTGCTTCGATAGCGTCGAGACGCGAATCGAGAGAATTTTCGGCTGCTGTGGCGCGTGAAATCTCGCTGTTCAGCGAGCTGGTCACTGCGGACACGGCTGCGGCACGATCCGTGATCTCGGTGGCAAGATTCGCGGCCACAACGCCTTCAGCGGCGGTCGCACGCGAGATTTCGCTCGAGAGGTTCGATGTCAAGGTGCTGTCAGCACTGGTGCGAGCGGAAGTCTCGGTAGCGAGATTGGCTGCAACGGTGTTGATATTACCTTGGAGGGTCGTGTCGGCTGCGGCACGGTTTGTGATCTCGCTTGCAAGGTTCGCGGCGATGACACCTTCAGCGGCAGTCGCCCGATTGACCTCTGTGGTCAATGCGCTGGAGGCGCTGGTGGCGAGGGAGGTGATGGCACCATTCAAAGTGCTGTCTGCGCCTTGGAAGGCAGTGACGATTTCGCTCAACGAATTGAGCGCCGTGGCGTCCACATTTGTCAGGACATTGTCGATGCGAATGCCAAGAGCACCTTCAGCTGCGACTGCACGGGAAGCCTCTGCTGAGACTGCCGATGTGCGTGAGCTGCTCTCGCTGGCGAGGGCTGCTGCGGTCGCGTAATGGGCACCACCGATTGGCACTACGGCAGAGCCGTCGCCAATGTACAAGATGCCGTCGATTTTGTTGTAGGCTGGCTCGCCCGAAAGCAAGCTGGAGGGGGCTCCGGCTGCGCCGGTCAAGCGCCGTTTGATTCTTAGATTTGCCATATATTATTTAGGGGGGTTGTTGTATCTGCGGGGTTAGTCCTAAAACTCACCGCCGTCCGAATCGGCGACGATGGGGATGTAGGAAAGTGTGTCGGGGTCCCAACGGTGCGGGACATTGTTATCAGCCGAAAAATAAATGCGGGCCACGACGCCCACTTGCGGGAAGTCGGCGAGGGTCGAAAAACGCTGCACGTCGTCGAAGTCGTCGGGGATCAGATCGCTGGAAAGCTGGCCCGAGGAATCGAGCTGCGCGACCTGAGCGGTCGAGCTGATCATGCTTCCGGTGAGGGGGTCAAAGGAGATTTGCGACATTAGAAAGGGGGATACTGGATGAAGGAGGTTTGAAGCTGGGCATTGTCGGTGGTAGGAACGCCACCGAAATAAGTCATCTTGATGCGGGCGACGGCGGTTCCGCTAAAGCTGTATTCCGTGTAGTCGGTGTTGTTCGTGGACCCGACTTTGAAGATTTGGAATTTGTCGTAGAGTGGTAGCGCAAAGCCTGTGGTGACTCGCAGAGCCCCATCTGGCGTGGCTTGCACGGGTTGCACTATGCCAGCGGAACTGCGGGCGGCGATCTGAATGGTGGGATTACTCATATCTATTTTTTATTATGGAGGAGGGTGTCAAGTGGGGGGTTAGTTGAAGCGAGCAGTCCAAGTGCGCACCTCGCCCTTGCGCAGCCAGGCGTCGTCCATGCGTTGCTGTAAGATGCCCTCAGCACGGGCGAACTGGAAGTTAGCCTTGTCCGTCTGGCCGTCCTCCGAAAGTGTCTCCGCGAGGGCGTAGAATTTCAGATAGTCGGAAAGGAACGAAGGCACGCGGTAGCGGCGCCAGTATTCCGAATCGCTCGGAAGGTTGCCGGTCGTGGCTTTGCGGGCGACATAGCAATCGCCGGTCGTGTTGTAATACACGACATCTCCGGCAGAGTAAGCGGCACCGGCAGAGTACTCGTCCGTCGTGAAGCGCGGCTGCGGAAGAAGGAACTGCACCCACACATTGCCCGTCTCGCTTGTCGCGTCGGTGAGCAGCACACGGTCCTCGTTAAGCAGATACCGCACCTTGCGGGCATAGACTCCGCTCGTCGGGTCAGCGTCCCATATAGCCATGATCTCGCCGATGGGAGAGAAGTTATCTTGGTCAAACAGGATGTAGGGAATCTCGGCGTCGTTATTTGTGGAAACCGCATAGGTCGCCGAGGCACGGGAATCCCACGCGACATTCACCGCCGTCTCGACCGAGAGCACATCGCCGTTGTTATTTGTCGTGATCTTCTTCACACGCCACAGCAAGTCGGTCGTCTCCGAGTTAGCCGGAGCACGGCCAAAAAAGGCAACGGTGCCGACATAATCGGAGAGGTAGGTGTAGCCAGTAACAAACCAAGCCGAGCCATTCGGGGTGCGTTCCTCGGTGAGATAAATTTCCGGCCAATCGAAGAACGTCCACGATGTCGCGGCAGCGGTAGTCAAATACTCCGCCAGAGCCGTCGCCTGCGAATCCATGAGCGTCTGCGCGGGATCAATGCCCATGCGGGAGATCACGCCATCACGAATGGATTTGTAAGAGGTCGTCCTCATTGTTGCGGGGATTGTTGCTGCATTTGCTCGGCGACCTTTTGGAGTCCAGGCTGGGCGCCGACGCGGCCGATCTGGGCGTTCTGTTGTTGCTGTAACTGGAAGGAGAAAGACTCCATGCGGGCGGTGAGCATGGCGGCGAAGATTTGATCCTGCTGGAGGCGCTGCTGGATAGCCGGATTGCTCTGGATGATGTTTTGCAGAGTCTGCAAACGGAGTTGGAAATTTTGGCCCTCGCTCTTGAGCGGTGGCTCGGCGCCGGCGGCAATCTTCGTAAACTGCACCTGCTCGTCGTCCATCTCCTGCTGGCTGGCGGCATCCGCATCGCGGACAAGCAGGCCGGCGAGATTCGGATCGATGGATCCGAAGAGGAATTTGACAAGACCTGCGCGGTCGATGACGCCTTCCGTATCGAGAGGGATGAGCTGGGTGAGCCCTTGCATTTTGATCTTCAGAGCCTCGGAGTCGAGGGTGCGGGCGTCGAAGTCGAGGCGCAAATCGTACTTACCCTGGATATCCTGGCGGCTTGCGCGGAATGGGGTGGGCAGGCCGCCGGCGACGCGGACGAACTGGATATCGTCGAGGTACTGCTGACACAGCTGGAAGGTCTGGCCAAGGATGAGTGCCATGTCGGCGAGCCAAGTATCAACGAGATCCTGCTGGGCGAGGAGCGCCCGCTGGGGTGCCATGTCGGCACGGGGGATGCCGAAATACTCGTCAACGTCTCGCCGAGTCGCCGCCTCGATCTCAATCGTGCCCATGTCATTTGCAGGTGGGGCCATCCATTGGAATTCGCCTGGTCGGCGCTCGGGGAGTTGTTTTGCCGGCCCGAGGACGATGTCCATCTTCCCGCGATTGGCGGGGACTTTGAGCGGGGGCAGAATAGTGAGCGAGGCGCGGTCGCTGCGGTAATCGCGCTGGACCTTGATCTCGCTCTGCTGAGTGGCGACGAGCTCTGGCACGCCTCGGGACTCGATGAGAGGGCGAGAGGTGCGCTCGAGCGGCAACTCAACAAAGGGGTAGTGGCCGTGCTCGTAGCCCATGGCCTCTGATTTGGCGACACGGTCCACGACGCTCGGCTGGATGTGGGTGCACCAGACCTCCATAGCGCCGATCTGCTCGTTCCATTTCTTCTGGTAAACGCGCCAGACCTCGATCATATCCCGCTCGTCGGAGAGCAGGAGGGAGTCGGTGACGCGGTACATGTTCCGAGCGTTGCGTCGGTTGACGCCGGTGTGCTTGACGGCCTCCTCGATCCAGCGTGGGTCGTAGTCTTCGGTGATCTCGCGCTCGCGGAGCTCGTCC